CGGCACTCCCGCACCAGACGATAACTTAACACTGTAATGGGTGACACAGCATTTGTATTAGGGAACGGAGAATCCCGAAGAGGCATACAGATCGAAGAACTCAAAACACACGGTACAGTGTATGCCTGTAACGGTGTATATAGAACTGACACTCCACATTATCTTGTGGCAGTTGATCCCAAAATGCTTTTGGAAATTGGCGAGACTGATTATGCTATCAACAATAAAGTATGGTCCAACTACAATTCGCAATATGCCAAACACAAGAAAATACTGGATCATGTGCAGTGGTTCAAACCCAGCCTAGGCTGGTCAAGTGGTCCCACAGCACTGAGAATGGCCTGTGAGCATGGATATAAGGACATTTATATACTAGGTTTTGATTATCAAGGGCATAGCCAGGGTTCAGGCTTTAAATTTAATAATGTGTTCAAAGATACCCGCAACTATAAACGAGCCAAAGACGAAGCAACGTTTTATGGTAATTGGATGAATCAAACCAAACGTTGTTTGAAAGACTTTGCCGGAATTAAATTCCATCGTGTGATACCAAAAGACTGGTTCACGCCAAAAGATCTTGCCTGGAATGAAAATTTATCCCATCTGATCAAAGAAGATTTTGTAAAACAATTCAATCTCACCATAAAATCCTAAAAAAGACACCTTTTTAGGGCCTATTCTAGCACCGTTTTTGCCGTTTTGTTGTAAATACTACTGCTTATAAGTACAAATCGATATTAAACAAGGAGCACGTGTAAAATGTCAAACAATAAATTTGAATCGTTATTAGAATTACTAATCAACGAAGAAAACGACAAAGCAGAAGCACTTTTCCATGAAATAGTAGTAGAAAAATCAAGAGATATCTACGAAGGTTTAGCGGAAGAGCCTGCAAAAGAAGAAGTAAAAGAAACAGAAGCAGAAGATAAAGTAGAAGAAACTTCAGAAGAATCTACAGAAGACAAAGTAGAAGAAACTTCAGAAGAGTCTAAATCAGACGAACAAGTTGACGAAGTTGTTGAAATAGAAGACGAAGCAACAGAATCTGAAAAAACAGAAGAAGAGTCAATTGAAGAAGTTGGTGGCGATGCTACTGACGAATTAGTCAAAGATATCTCAGCAGACGAAGAAGGCGCATCAGAAATGCACATGGGTGGTGATAAAGCCGCTGATGACATGGAAAAAGACATGGATGGCGACAAAGAAGATGATGCTGAAGACATGGAAGACAGAGTTGTTGATTTAGAAGATGCTTTAGACGAATTAAAAGCAGAATTCGAACAAATGATGGCAAAGAAAGACGGTGACGACGAAGAAAAAGACGAAACTGTTGAAATGCCAGCAGAAACTCCAGTTGAAGCGGAAGTTCCAATGGAAGCGGCGCACAAAGATGCAAAAGGCATGAAAAAAGAAGCAATGCATGGCAAAGATAAAGATAAGAAAAAAATGGATGAATACAAAATCCAAAAATCTGCCGACACTGCTGACCATTCAGACAAAGGTGCCAAGTCTCCATTACAATCATCAAGCAACAAACCAGTAAACAGTGCCAACGCAAAAGGCATTAACCAAGGTGGTGCAGATGAAAAAGGAAGACCGGCTCCGAATGCTCAAAAAATGAGTGATTTTGAAAATTCACCAGGCAAAGACAAAGGTACATCTTACAAAAAAGAGATGAAACCTGTTACTGCTGACGGATCAGAAAAATCTGCTAAATCACCAATCACTGGCAAGTAATTGCTAGTCATAGGTAAAGGAGTTTGGAATGTCGCTATATCTTAGAGAACATCTAACTTACGATCAGGCTAGAGTACAGATCTTACACGAAGGCGAACACGGCAAAGATTTGTACATGAAAGGTATCTGTATTCAAGGAGGCATCAAAAATGCCAATCAGAGAGTTTATCCTGTATCGGAGATTGCAAAAGCAACCAAGACACTCAATGACCAGATCAGTTCAGGTTATTCTGTTCTCGGAGAAGTAGACCATCCAGATGATTTAAAAATTAATTTGGATCGTGTGTCACATATGATTACTGAAATGTGGATGGACGGTCCAAATGGATACGGTAAAATGAAAATTTTACCAACACCAATGGGTCAACTTGTCAAAACTATGTTGGAATCAGGTGTGAAATTAGGCGTATCGTCAAGAGGAAGTGGTAACATTTCTGAATACGGTGGCGGTGAAGTTTCAGACTTTGAGATCATCACAGTTGATGTTGTGGCCCAACCTTCGGCACCAGGTGCTTACCCAACGCCAATTTACGAACACCTAATGAACACCAAGGGTGGTAACATGGCAAAAGGGTTGGCGGCTGAAGTGAGAAATGATGCAAAAGCACAAAAGTTCCTCAAAGAGGCACTTACAAACATAATAAAGGACCTAAAATAAGATGATCGACGCAATATCAAAACTTGTTGAATCAGGCGCTATCTCAGAAGATGTACAAAAGAGCATCCAAGAGGCTTGGGACAACAAAATCAAAGAAAACAGAGAAACTGTTAGTGCTGAGTTAAGAGAAGAGTTTGCTAAAAGATATGAGCATGACAAATCTAACATGATCGAAGCAATAGACAAAATGATGACTGAGAAATTATCTGAAGAAATCACTAAGTTTGTTGAAGACAGAAAAGCATTAGCACAAGAAAAAATTGCTTACAAAGAAAACGTAGGCAAACATTCTGCTAAATTAGAATCTTTTATACTTTCTAAATTATCAGAAGAGTTAAAAGAACTACACGATGACCGAAAAGGTGTTCATGAAAACTTTAAGAAAATGGAAGAGTTTGTAGTAAATGCTCTTGCAAAAGAAATTAAAGAGTTCCATGAAGACAAAAAAGGCGTTGTGGAAACGAAAGTCAAACTAGTAGCCGAAGCCAAAAAACAAATGGCTAAGATGAAAGAGGCTTTCATTACAAAATCTGCTAAAGTTGTAGAAGCGGCAGTGAACAAAAAACTTTCAGAAGAGATCAAAGCACTGAAAGAAGACATCACATCTGCAAGAGAAATCAACTTTGGTAAGAAAATATTCGAGGCGTTTGCTTCAGAGTACCAGAATTCTTACTTAAATGAGAAATCTGAGACTGCGAAGTTAATGAAAGTTGTGGATGAAACTACACTTAAATTAAAAGACGCTGAGAAGGCCGTTGAAGAGAAACAAGCGGTGATTGAGTCCAAAGAGGCGGAAGCCAAAAGACAAGCGGACTTGATGGAACGCAAGGAAAAAATGGCCGAGATGCTCAAACCATTGGGCAATCAAAAGAGTGAAGTTATGGCACAACTACTTGAAAGTGTACAAACTGACAAGTTGCAGGCTTCATTTGACAAGTATCTACCTCACGTGATGGCTGACAAACCAGTTGCATCCACTAAACAAGTTATTAGTGAAGCAAGTGGCGACAGAGCACAAAGAGAAGATGCTGATTTAACTGACATCCGTAAGTTGGCGGGTGTTTAATAAACTAAGGGGAATATCAAATGTCAGAGATATTTGAATCAAAATGGGGCGAAACTAAAGCGGCCCTAACCGAAGGTTTACAAGGCAACAAGAAAAAGACTATGGATGTAGTCTTAGAAAACACTAAGAAGTACTTGGCTGAGCAGGCAACTGCAGGTGCCACTTCTGCTGGTAACGTTGCTACGTTAAACCGTGTGATTCTTCCAGTAATACGTAGGGTTATGCCTACTGTAATCGCGAACGAGATCGTTGGTGTACAACCAATGACTGGTCCGGTTGGACAGATCCACACATTAAGAATAAGATATGCAGACACAGTAAGTTCAAACACAACTGCTGGTGAAGAAGCATTATCTCCATTCAAAATTGCGAAAGCATACTCTGGTAACCAGAACAACTCAACTCCTAAAGCGGCTTCAACAGCATCTTTAGAAGGTACTGGTGGTAAGAGACTATCAATCCAAATCTTGAAACAACCGGTTGAAGCGAAATCTAGAAAACTTTCTGCTAGATGGACGTTTGAAGCGGCTCAAGATGCACAAGCACAACAAGGGATTGATGTAGAAGCAGAAATCATGGCGGCACTTGCTCAAGAGATTACTGCTGAGATCGACCAAGAGATCATTGGTTCATTAAGAACATTAGCCGGTTCGGCTTCTGAGTCTTTTGACCAATCTGCTGTATCTGGTACTGCAACATTCGTTGGTGATGAACACGCGGCATTGGCTGTGTTAATCAACAGAGTTGCTAACCAAATCGCAACAAGAACAAGAAGAGGCGCTGGAAACTACGCAGTAGTATCTCCAACTGCTTTAACTATTCTTCAATCTGCAACAACTTCAGCATTTGCAAGATCAACTGAAGGTGCATTTGAGGCTCCAACAAATACTAAATTTGTAGGAACACTTAACGCATCTATGAGAATATACGTAGACGCATACGCGGCTGACGGTACTTCAGTATTAGTTGGTTACAAAGGTGCAAGTGAGGCAGACGCTCCGGCGTTCTACTGCCCATACATACCTTTAATGTCAAGTGGTGTTGTACTTGATCCTGCAACTTTCGAACCAGTTGTTGGTTTCCTAACAAGATACGGTTATGTTGAATTAACAAACACTGCATCTTCACTAGGTAACGCGGCTGACTACGTAGGTTTAGTAGGAATCAGTTCAGCAAACTTAAAATTCAAGTAATCGAGTTTACAAAAAAGGCGGGTTTTATATCCGCCTTTTTTTGTGGCGGTGGTATGAGGTTTTTAAATATACACAATGTTCAACTTCACCGCAGAATTTTTCATAGATAACCAATTCAAACAAAAAAACTTTGCTGACCACATCAAAAACAAAACTGTGTTGATATGTCCTTGTGTTAAAATTATGCAGAAGCCAACTCTAAAATATCTACAGTATCTAGACACACTATTGGACACTCCTTTATTAGACGAAATCATAATACTGAACAGTAACCATGATAAATTCTTTCATGCTATTGTCCAGTCTTGGTATCCTAGGCTGACCACTGTGTCTGATAATAGTAAAAGTTTTATTTCGTCATTAAAACACACAAAAAATGTTAAAAATCAAATTGACTTTTTGATTAAACATTGGCAATTCCAACAATTAGTATCAAATGCCAAAGAGATAGCATTCTATCAACAACCGCTTGAAAATCAATGGACACATTTACTTGAAAACAAACCTATTATGCAGAAAATACTTCAAACTAAGTCAATATCTGTGAACGCTTTACAAAAATTGTTCAAGGCTAAAGATAATACCGATATTTGGACAATAGACAACTATGATATTGTGGGTGCATACACCAAAGAAGGAGACGAATTAGTGGCTAAACTTGGCCCGTTGTTGTGGTATTTTGCCCTAATACACAATTTTGACTTGGAAAGCAAATTACAGGTATAAATATTACCATATACAGAATTTAAGGAGTATACTCATGGCAAAACACAAAATTAAATGGTTATTATTTCATGAACCAGCAGAGTTGTTTATAAGAACTGCGGAAGATTTTCAAAGACATCTAGATCATTTAACAGACAACAAATTTGAGATTGAAATTTTAACACTTACAGATTATCAAGACAAATATCTTGATGGCGTGGTGTGCGATCCATTTACAGAATTAAAAGAAGGCAGAGTCCAAGTAAGTCAAATATTTTCAGACATATTAGGAGACTTTAATGCAACTGATTTTTACGCTTTATCGATGCCGTTCCTATTCAAAAGCCATGAACATGCGGCAAAAGTTTTTGAAGGCGACATAGGAAAAGATTTATTTGCACATTTGCATGAAAAAACTGGAGTTCGTGGACTTGCTTACACATATTCAGGCGGATACAGATGCACAGCATCAGAAACACCGTTGAGAACAGTTGAAGACTTTGTTGGAAAGACATTTACTAGATCAAGAAATCCTGTTTTAGCAGATATGATTGACTTATTAAAAGCAGAAAAGACTTATAACTTAGTCGACGGCAAAGTTGGGCACATGACACAAACAACATATCCAAGATATCATGCTGACACAAGAAACACACAAAAATACGTTGCGGATACAAGACACTCTATGTACTTGACAGCAATAATGTTGAACGATTCTTTTTGGTCAGGTCTTGATGTCAATGATAAAGAAGCGTTCAAAACTGCGGCACTTAAAGCATCAAGAACTGAAAGAGCAAAATCAGTAGCAGATGCAGAAGAAATTAAAACAAGTAAGCAAAAACAAGCAGACTTGGGTATTGCAGAAGTGATTGATTGGTCAGACAGCGAAGTTGGTAAATTAGAAAAAATATTTTCACCATTATACGACAAGTACGAAAACTTTTTTGGTCAAGACATACTTAACAAAATCAAAAAAACAAATTAATCATTAAAAGGCAACCTTGTGTTGCCTTTTTTTGTGGCAGTGCATTCTGCATTTAAATATCCTTGTGCAGTATTGTTTTCATCACATACCAAAAACCGCAGGTAGTTCATTGCAACTGAGATTATCGCACAGAGAAAGCATAGGACAGTTGCCAGCAGGATCAACACTTGTTGTGTATCCGCTTTACGATGATATTAGATATTACAGAGTAAGCCAAGATCCCAACTTTAATTACAAAGAATCAATTAAACAAGCGTTTCTAAGAACTTACAAACAAAAAACATCAGGAGATGCAACAATTGTTATGGGACATTATACAAATATCACTCAACCTGGCGAACATTTTGTTTGGTTACGAGAACCTTTATCAAGAGATCTAAGTCATTTCAATTATGATTCAAAATTTAACAATCAACTGCACAAGGACTTTGCAACACATCTATCCATGATGAACGGAAACTTTATGGTGCTTTGGTTATACGGCAAGTATTGTGGGAAGCATGATTCGGTGTCAATGGAACACAGATACAATCATGTTAGAGAAGTTTTAAAAACTAAAGTGGCCAAAGTGTATGACACAAAACATTTTGAAGACAGTTGGAATGACATAGCAAAGATGTTACAAGTTGATGCCGAACCTCGATTGAAATCAAATCTATCAGACAAAGATTACAACACTGTTGCCAAATATGATGACCTGTCTGAAGAATTCAAAGATTGGCACAGACAGTACAATCACTATGATTACCTCTTGTACAAAGAGTTTTGTGCATAGATAAAGAAAAAACTTTCACTTCATACACATCGTAGACCAAATATGGTATGTTAAGTTGGTGGCCCTGACTTCTAAATAATTCTAGTTTCATAAGAAACTACAACATCAAGGGAGGTCCAATATGGATATCATGATGAAAGTAAAAGGATGGGCAAAAGCAATAGCCGACGTGGGAGTAAGTTTAATCGCGTTGGGGATTGTTTTAGAAATCCTTTTTAATGGTCAAGGTATTCCGTTCTGGCCAAACGTTTCTGTAATTGGAAATGTCCAGAGCGTACTGCAAGGATTCTCAGATCAAGGTCTGATTGGATTAGTAGCAGTTTGGATTTTATATCATATCTACAACAGAAAATAATCGATAAAAAATCTAGAAGTACGAAAACCCTAAAGGTGGTGTGTAAATTTAACGGATTGTATGCACCACCTTTTTTATAGGTGTTTTACTTCACAAAAAATTTGGTAAATACTATCAGTTCAAACGTGCTTTTGCACACATGCAAAAGACTTATGCGGAGTAACCACCGCGTAGCCAGGAGAACTGGCATTGGACTCCTAACAAAGGAGAAAACAAATGGGAAGACCTATCAAAAAAAGTAAACTATCTGGCGCCTCAGGAGCATTCGGTGGCGACTTTGCAGGTAAGATTGCGGTAACGGCTTATAGACCATCAGGTGGAGCAAAAGTTGATTCAACAACCGCTTACATTGTATCACAAAGAGGATCAAAATTATTCAAGATTCACTTAGAAGATTCAACTGAAGCAGTTTATGAATTGAAAGCCGTCTCACCAGCAAACTTGCAAAACACGTCTAACCAGTTCATGGTGCAAGTTACTTTAGATGACTCAACAGTGGCTTACGTAGAAAAATTCTACAACAACACAGTACACTACGTTGATTCAGGTGGAAACACAGGTACAGTACCGTACTCTCTAGGAACCGACATTCAAGGTTCTATTGAGTCTGGACACGGTAACATTGACATCGTATCTGAGTAATAACCACACACACGTGCTTAGTTGGGGGAGTTTTGTACTCCCCCAATTCTTTTATAAATAATAACAAATGGGTAAAACTTTACGTACTTCGGGTGATTACACAATACAGGCCGGTGACGGTTACAACTCAGGTTCTGGTTCTAACACAATCAATCTTGACAGTTTAAACGTCAGTGTAACTGGTAATTTAACGGTAGGAGGCACATCAACCACTGTCAACACCACGAATACTACCATCGAAGACAACATAATAGAATTAAACACAGGTGCATCTGCAAACCTTAACAGTGCAGGTATCATAATCGAAAGAGGATCAGCAGGCGACAACGCCGCAATACTGTGGAAAGAGGACACAGACTCATTTATTTTTGGAACTACAACTGCAACTGCGGCAGACAAGTCAGGTGCCATATCCGTCAACGCAGGCAGTCTTGAAGTCAGCAACCTAACAGCAGGTTCGGTCACAACAAATGAGATCTCCGCTAATGGTTCAAATGCGGCTATCACAATTGCATCATCAGGCACTGGCGATATTAATTTAGACTCGGGTGGCGATCTAATAGTTGATGTTGACAATGCCGATCTAATATTGAAGGATGCCGGCACAGAATTTGGTAGACTCAGCAGAGTCACAGCAGACTTTGTGGTCAAGTCATCGGCACAAGACCAAGATCTTATCTTCAAAGGCAATGATGGCGGAGCCACAGTTACGCCATTGACATTTGATATGAGCGAAGGCGGCGACGCTATATTTGGCGCAAAATTAGTGACCAACGGCAACAGAATTACACATGCACAGTCAGGAACAGTGAGTTTCATGGACTTCACTGTGACACAGTTTGGACAAGACAACAACACTGTCCTAAGCAGTGTGAAAAGCATCAACATGTTTCTGGACTCCAATGGTGGTGACTCAGGACAGGCATTCAGGATTTTCAACAACACAAACCCAGACAGTTCACCAACCGAAACCACTTTTATTTTCAAAGTGGACGAAAGCGGTGATACTACCATAAAAGGTGATCTCACAGCAACAGACATCACAGCAAACAGTTTGACAACAAATGTAATATCATCAAATGGATCAAACGCAGGCATAAGCATACAGCCAAGTGGTACAGGTGATGTGTTGTTGGGTGCATTGAGAGTCAACGGCACGACAGTAAGTTCAGATGATTCCACAAAGATCACAGTGGCAGAGGATGTTGACGTAATAGGAAAGTTACGGCTACCTGATGGTAGTGTCAGTGACAACTATGCGGCATTTGGTGATGCCGAAGACCTAAAGATATTCCACAACGGAACTCATTCAATAGTACGAGAAGTAGGAACAGGAAACCTTCACTTGCAGAGTGATAACGAAGTAGTGCTTTCTAAGGATACCGATACAGAACTTATGGTAAGGGGTATTGCCGATGGAGCAGTTGAACTGTATCATGATAATGTCAAAAAATTAGAAACAACAGCAAGTGGTGTCATAGTTGGAGGAGACATCACAGCAGGTTCGGTTACAACGAACGCAATCAGTTCGAATGGTTCCAATGCTGACATCAGCATCCAACCAAGCGGTACAGGTAATGTTACACTAGGTGCTGTAAAAATAAATGGCACAACATTAAGTTCAGATGATTCAACAAAAATTACAATAGCAGAAGCAACTGATGTCACAGGCACTTTGTTCTCTCGAGGAAATGTTTTTGGTGTACAAAGACTGACTGGATCGGGTAGCACAGAAGTCATAAATTTAACAGACACGGTAACACTGTTAATAACAACCGGTTCATCACAGCAATTTTCATTGGCAGATGGCGTGGAAGGACAGTTGAAAATAATTTCAATGGTGACAGACGGCGGCACTGGAGTTGTTACTCCGGCAAACTTCGTGAACGGCACAAACATAACATTTGACGATGTTCAGGACACAGTAACACTGCTCTATCAATCAACTGGTTGGGTGGCTCTAGCACGTCAGAACGCAATCTTTGGATAAGGATAACGGATGAGATATAAAGAGATAGACATCAACATCAAGGCCATCCCAGATGCCGAGGACGAAGCAATTTTGAATCAACTGATAGGTTCTGGCAAAGCAAATGTTTCTACAGATTCTGACAAACCAAAAGCCAGTAACAATGCAGATAATCCAGGTAAAGTGGATTCAGATGATCCTAATACAAAGCCTCCGATGTATCCAATGCAACAAGAATTAGAACTTAAAAAAGCAGAGGCAGGAAAAGATCTTGCTCAATTTGACAACATTGTGCAAGATGCTGATGAAAGAGCGGAAGACGAAATAGCAAGACAAGATGAACCGTTGGTTAAAGAGCCTGTGGTAACCACAAGCAACAATCCAGGTGTGCCTGAAGAAATGAAGAAAAAAGAACCAAAGACAGAAAGTGAATTCATACAAAGACTAAAGACATTATCTGGCCAAAATTAAGGAGCGTACATGGCATTTAGAAAACTAGTAGGTTCATACAAAGACTACAATCTCTCAACACACATTATCGAAGACGGATATCTAGCAGTAGATGTGGACACAGGCAGTCTGCGTATAGGTGATGGTGTGACGCCGGGAGGTACTGCCGTTGCTGGCGGAGGTGGTGGATCCGGTTTAAAATTTGGCGATACGACATCATCTACAATATCAATAGCAGATGGCGGGGTGTTGAACCTTGTCGGCACAGGCGGAGTGACTGCGACAGTGAGTGGAGACACACTCACAATTGATGGATCTGGGGTGTCAGGCTCTGGAGGATCAAGCAGTCTCGGAGACCTTACAGCAGTAGGATCAACGTTATCTTCACCATCAAATGCTGACTTAACATTAAACAGTAGTGGTGGTAATGTTGTAATAGAAGGCATAAGAATAGCAGGCACAACTATATCAACAGAAGATTCAACACCAGGCATTGAGATTCAAGGTAATCTTATACCCAGTCAAGACGGTGTGTTTACTCTTGGTTCAAGCACACGCAGATGGCAAACATTATTTGTAGCCGCTGAAACCATAGACTTAGGAGGTGCAATTATTTCATCAGACACCACAGGATCTTTGCTCATAAGTGCCACTGGTGCCACACTGCCTTCAGGCAGTAAGGTAGCGACTCAGCCAATATCATTGCTGGGTAAGACATCAGGAACAGCAAAGAGGCCGGTAGAAATCGTGCCTATATTTGTCAGTGATGGCAGTTCGTCTTTGACTGACGCACAATTATTGGCAAAAACAGCAGATCTTGAACTGGAATTCAATGGCACAGTGGAAGAAGTGCCAGTGTACACAGAAGCAGGACAAACATTCACTTTGTCAGATGGCCAGGCTTTATCTACCCAATACGCCAACAACGTAACGCTGTTTCAATTTTAAAACACACAATAAATACACTTGTTAATAGGATATCCATCCGGTGATTGCAAGAAGGCCGGGGACAGTACGAAAACATTATGACTGATAAAACACCGGTACGAGTAGTCTTTAATGCTTCAAATGTGGCCACAGGAATGGCCGAATTCCAAAGTGGTGAAACAGTTCCAGTTTCAAATGGTGGTACAGGCCTCAGTTCAATAGGTACAGCAGGACAGGTTCTTAAAGTAAATTCAGCAGGCACAGGTTTAGTTTTTGCTGGCGAAGGTGATATATCAATACAGAATTTAGTGGCACCCACAAACGCCGATTTAAGTTTGAGGACGTCTGGCACAGGCGGAATAATTTTAAATGATATCACAATTAGTGACAATTCAATTTCTACTAACAGATCAAATGACGACTTCTTTATCAATGCCAGTGGCTCAGGAACAGTAATTCTTGAAAACCTTAAAGTCGGCACAGGCGCCACTGTTACAACCATACTTGATGAGGACAATTTTGCCACAAACAGTGCCACAGCACTGGCCACACAACAGTCAATTAAGGCCTACATAGATTCAGAAGTTGGTGCAGTATCAACCACACAAATTGCATCAGGTGACACCAGCGTGGCTGTTACTGACGACGGATCAGGCACAATAACATTCACAGTAGATGGCAGTAGTGTAGGAACATACACAGCCAATGGTCTCCAATTGGGCGGCTCAGGTGCAAGAGTTACAACAGTTCTAGATGAAGATAATTTAGCCACCAATAGTGACACTGCATTGGCCACACAACAGTCTATCAAAGCATACATTGATGCACAAAATACTGCTCAAGCAATTACTTTTGTTGGTGATGATTCAACAGGCACAGCAGTCAATTCAGGCGAAACATTCCAAATAACAGGTGGTACAGGCTTAACTTCTGCGGTGTCAGGTGACACCATGACTTTGGCCATTGATTCCACAGTTGCCACATTGACAGGATCACAAACACTCACAAACAAAACACTTACCACGCCAATCATTGAACAAATCAGCAACACTGGCACACTAACACTGCCTACTTCTACAGACACATTGGTTGGTAGAGCAACCACAGATACACTAACAAACAAAACTTTGACCAACCCCACAATCAATGGCGGTACTTTTAGTGGAACATTCACAGGAACAATATCTCCAGGTCAGGTCACAACCAACTCAATTGTTAGCAATGGCTCAAATGCTGACATCAGCATACAACCAAGTGGCACAGGTGATGTAATCATAAGTGCCTTAAGAATAAATGGCACAACACTAGACAGTTCAGATTCAACAAAAATTACTATAGCAGAAGCAGTTGATATCACAGGTGCTATCACCACGGGTGCGATCACATCGTCAGGAAATATCACATCAGGTGGTTCGTTTATAATTGGATCAGCAGATATTGACGAAACAGATTTAGAAAAAATAGACGGAATTACAAATGGAACAGTCGCCGCAAACAAGGCCGTTGTAGTTGACGGAAGTTTAGACGCTTCGGGATTCAGAAATCTTAGTGCCACTGGCACTTTAACAGTTACAGGAGCAACATCATTAAACGGTGGAGCAACTGTTCTTGGTGCAATTACAGCAGGTTCACTTACTACAAACACAATTTCATCAAACGGCTCGAATGCCGATCTTAGTATTCAACCCAGTGGTACAGGTGATGTATTAATCAGCGCATTGCGAATAAATGGAACCACACTTGATTCTGCTGATTCATCAAAAGTTACAATAGCAGAAGCGGTTGATATCACCGGAGCCGCAGTATTTGGATCGACAGTTACAGCAAACGGAGGCGTAATTATTGATAACATCACAATAGATGGTACAGAGATTGATTTAGCGTCAGGAGATTTAACTTTGGACGTGGCAGGTGACATAATTTTGGACGCCGACAACGCTGATATTATTTTACAAGATAATGGAACTGAATTTGGAAGGTTAAGTAGGGTATCATCAGATTTTGTAATAAAGTCCGCGACCAACAATAAGGACATTGTTTTCAAAGGTATAGATGATTCTTCTACGATTACTGCATTAACTTTAGATATGTCAGAAGCAGGTGCGGCCACATTCAATGATAAAATTATTTTAGGCACCAATAAAGAAATACAGTTTGTTGACACCAACGAGTCAATTAAATCAGATGGCTCAAAACTGATAGTAACATCAGGTGGAACAGCATTTAACTTACCCACAGCAGATGGTTCCAACGGTAATGCACTGATCACAGATGGATCAGGCACACTTTCATTTGGAGCAGTTGGAGAAAAATCTACCAGTGATGATACGTTGGCTGTGGCAGTCACAAACAAACGTATTACAACCACTGCAAGAAGTATTGACGCATTCACTGAAAGTTTTGCTGACAGTGTGCTGTACTATGTGTGTACAAATGATCATCATCTTGATGTGATCAACATGCAAAAAATCAGTTTATGTCATAACGATACAGGACCTTTCTTTGCACATGGTGGTATTCAATCTGCCAATGGAGCACTGCCAACCTTGTCAATAGAAAGTTCAAATAACATAGTAAGATTGAAATCTGCCAGCACAAATGCTGTAGGCGGAAATGTATCATTTTACAAAATCAGTCTTGGCGATAACACATCAACAGGTACCAACGGTAATATTATTGTCAGTCAAAACACAGATGTTGATTCAGCCAGCGAATCATTGGTTTCATTTGCACACGCCACTTTCAGAGGTGCCAAACTGTTTGTATCAGTCAACAACAATGCCAAAACTGAGATATCTAATTTTGAAGCACTTGTGGTGCATGATGGCACTGAAGCATTTATCTCACAGTACAATGTGGTAAACAGTGGCTCCAACGATCTGGCTTTGTTGACAGCGGCCATTGACGGCGACAATGTTGTTATATCAGCATCTGGATTAGAACCCAACTTGAGGATAACCGTACATGCAATAATGTTGAAAGACACAATGACAGCAGATTCCAGTACCTACGCCAACATTGAAACCATAGCACCTGTCACAGTGTCATCATCAGAAACTGAATTTGATACACTAGAGCAAAGAACATCAAATGGTGCTGTTTATTTTCTTGTCAGTAAAAATGCCACAGAAGGTGAATTTGCCATCAACGAAATCATGGTAGCAGTGGGCACAAATGATGTGTCTCACGTCAATGTTGGTGCAATCAGTACCAAAGGAACCAATCAATTACAAGCATCAACTGACTTCAAATCCACAGCAGAACTTCAGGGCACATTGAATCTTGCATCCACATCAGGTGCAAACACCACTGTGAGTGCGTATAAGATCAAACTACACGCCAGTTAATAAATACTACACATTAACAATAATCATGCGGGAGATATGGAACCATGACAACACGTAACTTTAGAGTA